CTATCCACTCTAGTATGCACGGCCTCTGGCACATATTCAGATAGTACGCCTTACTGTAGGTTTAATGTAAACAGCGGCACAATCTTTGAAGAGATGACAGGAAACTACAGTGAGGTGAATCAATCCTTATCGGGCAAGGTTTACTATTATGACGGGTCATCAGCTATCACCTACACTGTTACAGATACAGCGCCTCCTTTTCAAGATGGGGCAAACTTCACTATAATAAATAACGGCACAAATACTGTGACAGTTTCAGGTGAGGATTCAACAGCGACATTTAACGGCGCTTTATCTTATGTTATACAGCCCGGCACGACAGTTGAGTTTCTCTACGCAGACTCTAATACATGGGTAACCACTAGCGCACAGTCTATACGCGGCAGTACAGTCGATAGCGCAAAGTATCAAAGCATAAACACCTTTAGCTCAGGCGCAAACAGTATTGATGAGACATACTTAGGCTCGTACAATCGAATGACTGTGACGGCTGCTTTGACGTTTAACATAAAAGACACAAGCACAACATGGCAAGAAGGTGACGTTTTAGACTTCTGGGGCGTATCTGAAACAGGCGGCCCATTTGTTGTAACCTTTCAGGGGGCAACATCTGCTGCTGACTTTAACGAAAACGGCAATATTGGTAGTGCTGATTTTGTAGCCTCTCAATCAACAACTATTCTAATCAGGCTTATCTATGTAGGAAGTAACACATGGGATGTCTGGGAGCTTTATATCTAATGGCTAGAGGTGTTGGCAATGGCTCAGGACAGAGTCACGCTAATAAGCGCAGAGCAGAGCAGCAAGACGCTTTAAGAGAGCGTTTAAGCGCCGGTAAACACCTAGAGCATGTTATTGATAAGCTTGAAGAAATTATGAGCTTAGACCATTCATCAGAAGGTGCTGAGTTTACTCTAAAGAAAACAGACATTTACATCAAACATAAGATGTCATTAGTTAAGAAATACATGCCTGACTTATCCAATTTAGCAGTACAAGCAGACATAGAAAGCAGAACGGTCCTAGTTGATTTAAGCGGGGGAGAGCTTGACGCAGGTAATACTGAAGTATAAAGCTGATGGGGATGTGTTGCGTGATTATGTAGCTGACCCTGCTGAGGTTTGCATGATAATGGGGCCATTAGGCTCAGGTAAGACACAAGCATCATGCTATAAGCTACTAAACAAGATGATGAGGCAGGTGCCTAACCGTGATGGAATTAGGCGCTCTCGCTTTATTGCTGTGCGTAATACTTATTCAGACCTATCTAATACAACAATTAAGGATTGGCTAGAGCTTTTTAGACCTTTAGGCGTATTCAAGCAAGGCACGTCTACACCTCCTACACATCATATTGAGTTTGATATCCAATCAGAAGAGAATGGCGAGGTTATCACCACTACAGTGCAGAGTGAGTTGATATTCTTAGCACTTGATAGGCCGGGCGATGAGAGAAAGCTAAGGGGTACACAGCTCACAGGCGCGTCGATGAATGAGGCTAAAGAGATACCATACCGCATCTTTATGCAGCTTAAGGGTCGTTTAGGTCGTTATCCTCCAAAGTCCCAAGAGGGCTGCACGTGGTCTGGCATTATGGGGGATTACAATGCCCCTGACGAAGGAGAATGGATATACAAACTTGCTGAGGAGTCTGACGAGGAAGGCTACACATTCCACAAGCAACCTGCGGCATGTTTTATCACTGACGAGCTAAAGCCAAACGGGCAGCATGTATGGTCGGTTAATGAGAAAGCTGAGAACATAAACAACCTTCCTGACTCTTACTACACAAACCTAGTTAAGGGCGCTACTGATGATTGGATTAAGGTTAACGTGGCCAATCAATACGGCTTTGTCAGCGATGGCAAGCCTGTACACCCACAGTACAATGACAACATACACTGTTTAAGTAAGCATCGAGAGCCAAGTAGGGATTACTCTATAATGATTGGTTATGACTTTGGGCGCACTCCTGCTGCTGCGTTGATGCAGTTAGATAACAAAGGCAGGATTTATTGCTTTGATGAGTTTTGTTCTGATGATTTTAGTGCTGTAGCGTTTGGTAGAGAGCTTAAGCTTTATCTTGATAGGAACTATGCAGGGTTTAGCTTTGAGGGTTCAGGTGACCCATCAGGCACAGCTAAAGGTCAAGCTACTGATGATGTGCCGATTAAGATGTTAAGGCATGAAGGATTAGTGTGCTTTCCTTGTGACACAAATAACCCTGGCATTAGGCGAGCATCGTTAAGAAACCCAATGTTAAGACTTTGTATGGATGGGCGTCCTGCGTTTGAGCTTTCACCTAATTGCAAGATGATAAGAAAGGGCTTAATGGGTGGTTTTAGATATAGACAGCTATCCACATCTAATGAGCGATTTACAGAAGAACCAGACAAAAACCAATACTCTCACCCTGTTGAGGCTCTAGAGTATGGTGCTGTTGCTCTAGGTGAGGGCAAGGCTGCTATAAGACCGGCGAATGCTATGACTGAAACCTTTGTAATAAATACTAACTTTGATGTCTTTGGATAGTAAACATACCGTACAGCGCGTTTATGCTGTGTTTGGTGAGGGGCGGCGCTTCTGGTGGTTACCTTTGAAGCGAGGCTTTAGCCATTGCTACATTGTGAAGGATTGTGGTGATACATGGGTTAAGTGTCAGCCATACATGGGGTTTACTGATGTAACCCTGTGGCCTAAGTTTATATGCCCCACAATTGAGACAATGACAGGTTTTGAGGGTGAGACAGTTGTACCGTATGACTTAGAAGTAAATTATGATAAAATACGCGGTAATATTTGTTTTTTTAACTGTGTTGAAGTGGTTAAGAGTTTCCTTGGTATAAAGGCTTTTTTCATATTCACACCTTACCAACTTTATAGGCGCATCAAATGAGTACAGGAAAGAGTGAAGCGAAGAGGGACGCTAAGAAGCAGAGGGCATTAATTGAGCAGCAGCAGCGCGAGACACAGAAGTCTTTAGCAGAAGAGAAGGATATAGAGTCAAGGAATCAACGGACTTTAAAGCTAAACAAGAGCGGCAGAGGCTCTTTAGTATCTCAGCAAGAAAACCTCAAGTCTTTGCTAGGCGCTTCTAACCAGATGATTGGTAGTGGTGGAGGTAGTGGCGGGACTGTTACAACACAGGGAGCGGGTGGCTTTATTGATGCTACGGGCGTTGGTACATCTTTATACCCATCTAAGTCTAAGCAAGACCCGACCACTAAATCAGGCATATCTAAGAAACCATCACCTAAGAAGCAAACGCCAACTAGAATGGGGATGTTTTAATAATGGAATCTATACAGGGGCTAGGCTCAGTCATCGACTTACTCGCACGTTATAATAATGCTAAGGGTAGGAAAGAGCAGTGGCGCTCACTCTATCAAGACGCTTTTAGGTACGCGTCACCTCAGCGTGATACGTTCACAAATTATTCACCCGGTCAGCATAAAAATAAGCATGTGTTTGATGACACGGCGGTAAGTGGTGTACAGACGTTTGCATCTCGCTTGCAGTCTGGGTTGACTCCTGTAGGGCAGCATTGGGTTAAGTTTGAAGCGGGTACGATGATTAAGGACGAGAATCAACGTCAAGCAATCAATGAGCGGTTAGAGAATGAGGTGGAAGATGTATTCTTTGAAGAGTTAGAGAAGTCTAACTTTGATGTGCAAGCCACAGAGATGTACATGGACTTAGCTATCGGCACTGGTGGCATGTCTGTTGATGAGGGTGATGGTGTTGATTCTCCTATCCTAAACTTCTCAGCTATGCCTTTACCTGACTTCTGCGTAGAGGTTGGCGCTTATGGTGTTATCAACGGCTTTTGGCGTTCTTGGAAAATGAACCCACGTAACATCAAAGCAACATGGCCTAGAGCTGAGATACCACACGCGCTACAGGTTATCATTGATGGTGGAAGCAAGAATACAAGCCAGAAGGATATAGAGTTAATTGACGGCACTATCTACAATCTTGACGATAAGAAATTCCATCAAGTTGTTATATGGGAAAAGTCTATAATCTTTACTCAGTCATATACTTTACTACCTGCAGTATTCCCTAGATGGTCTGTGACAGCGGGTGAGGATTATGGCCGTGGTCCTGTTATTCAAGTGTTGCCGTCTATTCGTGTATTAAATAAAATGGCAGAGTTTGAGTTAAGAAGTGCGGCTTTAGCAGTTGCAGGTATCTGGACTGGCGTTAGTGACGGCTCATTTAATCCGTATGTGGCACAGTTTGTACCCGGCTCAATTATTCCTGTATCAAGCAACTCAACACAAAACCCTACGTTAAGACCTTTAGAGATAGGTGGTGCGCCTCAGTTTGAGCAGTTAATCTATGAGCGCACAAAGAATACGGTTAATCAAGCGTTGTTTGCTGACCCTTTAGGCTCTATAGATGACCCTGTAAGGACTGCTACAGAAAACATTTTACGCAATCAGGCTGATTTAAGGCGAGCAGGTAGCGCGTTTAGCCGTCAGTACCCAGAGTACATTTACCCGCTTGTACAGAGAGTGCTAGATATTCTCAAGAGGCGTGGGCGTATTCCTGACATCACTGTTGATGGTAAGATGGTTCAGATGCGTTTTGTGTCCCCTATTGCTAAGAGTTTAGAGTTAGAGCGAGCGCAAAATACTATGGCTTATGTACAAGCTTTGCAGGGCATTTATGGCCCTGAAGGTGCTATGGCAATGGTAAACAGTGAAAGAATACCTTCTCATCTTGGCGAGGCTTATGGTGTAGATAAGGATTTGCTTAAGTCTCCTGACGAGATAAAAGAGATGGGCAAGCAAATGCAGCAAGCGCAACAACAAGCACAGGAGCAAGCTATTGAATAATGTGGAGAGGATTTTCGATGACTTATTAGAGGCTCAAGATGAGAAAGAGAGCTACATATCTAAGTTTAAAGAGAATGAGGATAAGATAAACGGTTTAATACATCGGGTGTTTATCCAGAATGAAGACGGTAAGAAGTTGTTGGAGTATTGGGTTAATGAGTTTGTATTATCGCCAAGCATTCAGCCACAGTTTACTCAGTTTGAGGCAGGATTAACGGAAGGAGGGAAAAACTTTGTTAGACGTATTTTATTAGCGATACATAAAGCAGAGCATAGAGAAGACAAGCCAAGTATTTTTAAATTCATGAGAGGATTGATTAAATGAGTGAAGAGAGTTTAGTAGTGGTAGAAGAGCCTAGCGCACCTATTGATGCTGTAGAGCCTGTAGAGGCTGTAGAGGGCGAGCATCCTGAGTGGTTTAAGGCTGACAAGTATAAATCTATTGAAGACCAAGCAAAGGCGTATACAGACTTAGAGAAGAAGTTTGGCGGCTTTACCGGCGCACCTGAAGAGTATGAGTTTGCTTTAAGTGAGGGTTTAGAGTTTGAGGTTGCAGAAGATGACCCTTTATTAAGCGACTTTAAGGAAATGGCTAAAGAAATGGGGATGTCTAATGAGGCATTTAACCGAGTAGCTAATAAGTATGTTGAGCAGTTAGCGGCTCAGGATATGGCGCAAAAAGAATTAGCGAGCGAGCATGTTGCTACACAGATGAAGGCTTTAGGTGATAAGGCACAAGATAGAGTGCAGAATGTTGCGCAATGGGCTAAGGCTCAGCTTGGCAGTGAAGAATTATTCAATAAGTTTGCAGCGGGTTTAACAGACGCGGGAATGGTTGAGGTCTTTGAGACTTTAATTAATAAGACGGGTAATGCTGCACAAGCTACATCCCATCAAGTGCCTGCTGCACCTGCTATGACTGAAGACCAAGTAAAAGAAATGCAGTTTGCGGTTGATGAGTACGGTAACCGCAAGATGCAAAACCCAGAGTATGCTGCAAAAGTGCGTAAGGCATGGGAGCAGATACGAGGCAATCAATCAACCCCTGAAATTGTAGGAATGTAAAATGGCTTTTAATCTTAACAACTGGCTACCGATAAGCGCGCAAGCTAATTCTAATGCGCCTAGACTATTCACCTATGAGACTGCTGATACATTATCGCAAGTCTCAGCGGCTGATTACTTTTTACAGGTAATCAATCAGGTAGATAGTGGCGACTTATTTTATATAGTTTGCTCTGATGGTAACTTTTTCGGTGCTGTGTCAGTTGTTGGGAGTTCTATTACATGGAATGAGAATGGCGGCACTAGAAGTGAGGAAGTCTTCAGCCAGTCAGAAGCTACGCTAAGCAATGGCGCTAGTATTGATACTGGCTTTATAGATATGGACGCCTTTTCTAAGTATCAAATATCCTATATAGGCTCTGCCGCTTTATCGTTAAGTATTGAGTCTAGGGCTACCAGTACGGGCGCTGCGGAATTAACAACCCCTGCTCCTTATACAGGTGTTTTCTATCTTGCTGACCTTGTGCCTCGCCAGAGGTATGTAAGGCTTATTTTAACCAATAGCTCAGGTGTTGATGTCACATCTGTAAACATGGCTGTGAAGGCTATCTATGGCGGCGTAGAGGGTACTTCAGTATTCCCTATTGAAATATCCCCTAGTCAGTTTTCCCCTGCTATGCTTACTCAGTCGGTATTGATTGGAAAGGATGCTTTCGGCGTTTATAAGAATACAGAGGTCAATGAGGCGGGTGCTTTATTAACTGCTGAGTTTGGTACTGAGGTTGCTAGGGGTGTATACCCTGCGTATGAAGTTAGATTGTGCTTTGGGCGTAACCCTGACATTGACACAGGCACAGCGCCGGAAGATATGTGGAATAGTAACGGCACTTATACGGGCTTTAACGCCACAGCTAACGAAAACATAGAGGTTTTTTCTGGCAGTGGTAACGATGTGGGCGCTTTGGTTTCATCTGGTACAGCTACGGGAGGCACTAACACTACCATTTTAGATAGCGGTGCTACTTTCGTTACTGACGGTGTAGCTGTTGGTGATGTTGTTTTAAATGATACTCAAGGCTTTTACGGGCTTGTTAAGACGGTTGATAGTGAAACACAGCTAACGGTATGGCACTTTAACAATGGCGACTCTTCTGAGCATATCCCTGCTAGTGGCGATGCTTACCGAGTAGCTACTGATAGCGGTACGGGTGCGGCAGTTATTATTCTTTTTGAATTGCTAGATGAGGATTTTACAGAGCAGACTAATGCCTTTGTTATCCTTAACGGTGCTACAGGCGTTACTCTAACGGGTAATTATATACGCGCCCCACAAGCTAGAATAATCAAGGCAGGTTCAGGTGGCGTTAATGCTGGCGTTATCACAGGAAGGCAAGCCACAACTACAGCTAATGTATTTTTTAATATGCCTGTGGGTTTCGGTAAAACTACTACAGGTGTTAAGACTATCCCTGTGGGCAAGTTTGCAATCATTAAGCGTACTCAAGCATCTATAATTAGGGCTAACGGCTCAGCGGGTTCAGCAACCATAACGCTAAAATCAAGAGAGGTAGGAAGTGGCGCTTGGGCTGCTATTAGGCCGATGGAGGTAAGCACAGGCTTAGGCTTTAGTGAGACTGACATAGGCGGTGAGATTATAAACTCAGGCACAGACGTTAAGTTTACTGTTGAGCAGGTTTCCGATAATGGCACAATTGCTGAGGCAGAGCTTGAGTATTACCTGATAGAAGAGAGTTTTAGTTAATTATATTGCCACTCGCCATGGTGTTACTTTTATAAACAATAGTGTATAATGGTAACACTATCACGGACACCCTTTCCAAGGCCCATAGAAGATAGGATTTGCTAAACGTAGCAGACCCCTTTTGTGGACACTCCTGCGAAGTTTAAGCTACAACTTTTTATTAAACTTTTATGGAGACATTATTATGTCTAAGTATCTATCAGATGCGGCCATTACAGAATTTGACAACGAAGTTAAGCATGCCTACCAAGGCTCGCAGACTCTACGTCAAACTGTAACTGTACGCACAGGCGTAAAGGGTGAAGCGTATAAATTCACCAAGATGGGCAAAGGTATTGCCAATCAGAAAGCATCTCAAGCAGATGTTACCCCTATGGACATTACTCACAGTCGTCAGACTGCGACAATGGAAAACTGGAATGCTCCAGAATATACGGACATCTTTGATCAAGCTGAAGTTAACTTTGATGAGCGTAACGAATTAGCGTCTACTATTGCTATGGCGTTAGGTCGCAGAGATGACCAGTTAGTTATTGATGCTGCTGTAAACTCTGGAACTGCCAAAACAATCGCGGCTGGTGGTGTTGGCTTAACTTTGGCTAAGGTAACTCAAGCCTCTAAAAAGCTAAACGATGACGCTGTACCTGGTATGGATCGTACTTTCGTTCATTCTCCTGCAGGTCTTGAAGACTTGTTAAATGACTCTACAGTAACAAACCAAGATTACAACTCTGTGCGTTTGTTGATGTCAGGTGAAATTAACACGTTCATGGGCTTTACTTGGAAGATGATTGAGACGCGTGACGAAGGCGGATTACCTATCGCCGGTAGTGACCGTACTTGTCTTGCTTATCATAAAGCAGCTTTAGGCTTAGCGGTTAACCTTGATGCAAAAACTGAAGTGAACTATGTACCTCAGAAAACATCGTGGTTGTGTAATGGTATCTATAAAGCTGGCGCGGTTGCGCGTGATGCTGAAGGTATCGTAACTGTCGTAATTCAGGAGTAATTGACATGGCTTTTAATGCAGAAAATTTTATTCCTTTAAGTGCTATGGCTAATAGTAACTCTGGGCGTGTTTGGTCTTATACAACTACGGATGCTACGGCGACTGTAGTTACATCGGGCTATTTTGATGACGCTGGTGATACTTATGGCTTGAAAGGTGCTGACATTATCTTGTGTTATCAATCTGACGGTACAGACTTCTATGAAGTTGTAGATACTGCAGGTGTTTTCACAATCGGTAAAACAGTAGCATTTGCATAAACTAGATAGCCCTCAGAAATGGGGGCTTATCTCTTTCTTTAGGTGATTCATGGCTTTCACTGATGTACAGATAGCATCTCAGGCTTTAAAGCTACTGGGTGACAACACAATTACAGCGTTTTCCGACCCCGGCAATGGCGCTGAAACAATGAACGAAATTTACGAGCAAACGCTAGAATGTTTGCTTACTGAGAATTATTGGCGCTTTGCAATAAAGAAGGCTGCCTTATCTCTTAACGCATCCCCTACTCCTTTAAATCAATACCAGTATAAGTATGACTTACCTGCTGACTTCTTAGCTATGCAGACTGTTAGGCCAACTGGGACGTCGTGGGAGATATTTGGTGATGAGTTATATTCTAACCAGTCAGAGCTAGATATAGATTACACCTATAAGCCTGATGAATCTGTCTTACCTCCTTACTTTGTTAAGCTTCTCGTCTATCGTTTAGCGGCAGATGGGGCTATAGGGGTTACAGACAAAGACAGCTTAAACCAAATTTACGAGCGTAAATACCTTGAGCAGTTAAATATTGCTCGTGCTGCTGACTCTATGAATAGACCAGCTAACCCTTTAATTACCAATCCATTCCTTGACTCCCATTTATCCGGCAGTTATTAATGAAGACATACCAGTTTCAAAGCTCATTGAATGCCGGTGTACTATCGCCAAAGCTAAACGCTAGAATAGATATACAGCAGTATTATAATGGCTTAAGCACTTGCGAGAATGCCTTGCCTCAAACACAGGGCGGCGCTGTAAAGCGTGATGGTATGAAGCTTATTGACACTCTAGGTATCGGCAATCTGTCAAACCTTGGAATGAAGATGGTTGTTTTCGGTGATTATCTTTTGGTTGTCAGCGGGTTAACCGGCGGCTCTGGCTATGTTGTTTATGTTTATTTAGATGATGTATTACAAACAAATATTAACGGCTCTGGTAATGATTATTTTACAATAGCACTAACCACACAATACCCTATTTTTGACTATGCGGTATCAAGTGATGGTGTTGTTATTTGCAACGGCGTAGACCAACCTGTATTAATTACAACCACAGCGGCTACAACGTGGGCTGCTACTGCTATTACATTCTCGGACATTCCAAACTATGACTTTAACGATGGGTCAAGCCCCACACCCACAAGTGCTGTATGGGATTTGACGCTACCCGGCGGCACATCAGGAGACACAGCAAGAGCCTCCATAGATGGTATACAGTCAGAAGCTTTCCCCATTTCATCAATTACGGCTGATACTGCTGCAAACATCCGCTTAGCTTTTCAGCAAGTATTGAATAATTATATATCGGGTGACGTTACTTGTGTATTTAAAGCGGGTACGACTTTTACGGTCACATTCGCAAACGGTGCGGCTGATGATTACGAGTCTGTAAACTTAGTGCCTGAGATAACTGCCGCGGCACCTGTATCTACAGCGCCTACTAACACCACACCCGGCGTCTCTCGAAAAGAACCCGTATGGAGTGCGACTAGGGGCTGGCCTTATTGTGTTGAATTCCATGAAAACCGTTTAGTTTTTGCGGCTACAACTTTAAGACCACAGTCTTTATGGATGTCACGCACAGGTGAATACTTTAGCTTTAAGAATTATCGCTCTCTTGATAATGAGGCAATTTCAGTTACTTTAAACACTAATGATGTGCAGATAATCACGGGGCTACACTCTGATAGACATTTGTGTGTATTTACCGATAAGGCTGAATATTATTGCCCACAATTACCTGTTACTCCTGTGAATGTTGCTTTTCCTTCTCAAAGCTCTTTTGGCTCTGTTTATGAATGCCCTACAGTCTCGATGGATAACCGGATTATATTCTCTCAATCGTCATCGGATTATACACCGGGTGAGTGGCTGTTTTCTCCTGCCGGTACAGGCGGGGCTATTAGGCAGTTTGTTTTTAGCAATGATACAAAGTCATACAATAGTGACAGTTTATCTTTATATGCTAGTCACTTAATGCGCGCTCCTGTAGCTATGGCTGCTTCACTAGGCGACCAAGGCGACAATGGGAACAGGCTATACGTTATAAATGCAAACTCTAGCATTGATGTAATGAATTCATTAGGCGAGCAAGGTGTATTGGCTTGGTCTACATGGGTTAGCGGTACGCCTTTTCCTGATGGCACAATCCCTTCAGGCCAATACAGCGGCGGTGTAGATGTTGCTGTGTATAAGGATAACGTATACTTTCTTATGTCTAGGCAAGATGTGGGCGGTGTTGCTACATTAAAGTGGTCGCTTGAAAAGGTTTCCCCTGATGTGTATTTGGATTGCTATGAAACAGGGACGCAAGCAAGCTCGACTACTGTGCTGGTAGATACTTACTTAAACGGCTTTGACGTTACTGTTATTGATGACGTTACGGGCACGGTTTATGATGGTTTAACAGTGGCGGCGGGTGCT